CGGGGAAGCCATCATCCTCCGCCCGCTTCACCCAGCGCAGGAAATCCATGTGAATCGCCTCGAGCGTGAGGATGCCCGTCGTGCCCGCCGAGGCCGTGCCGCCCTTGCTCGAATCCTCCCGCACGACCTCCCCCGCTTTGATCGATTTTTTCAACTCCAGCGGGGTCAGGGCGAATTCCTCCGCCACTTGCAGCCACTTGCTCGCTTCCTGTTGCCATTCCTCACGCGCCTTGCCGAGGCCATCAAGCGCTTTTGAGAGCGTCAGGTGGTGTTCATCGGAAAGTGCCTCTGATCGCGCTCCCTCCAGCGCTTCCAGCGCCTCCGCCGCACGCAGGTCCTTAAATTCGAGTTGGAGCGACTTTTCCGCCTCGGCCACGACTTCATCGCCGAATTGCCTGCGGCCCTCCATGCGCCAATCCGCCATCCACCGCAGCGACGAGCCGCGCGCGGCGTGGACATAGCGGCCGATCTGCTCCCATTCCTCCTGGGAGGGCGGCCGGGTAAAAACAAGAGCCCCGCGTGAAAATGTGCAGAGCCCTTCGGGTAGGGTGAGGGTGGTGTTGTTGTTCATGATTCTATCGTTTCTCCCAGGCCTTGATTTGTGCATCGCGGAAGGTCTGCCTGGAGCTTTCGGCCTTCCGGAATTTGAAAACGCCCAGCCGGATCTTGTCGGCCCACTGGGTCGTGTAGTGGCTGATGAGCGCGCGGGTGCACTCGATCTGCCGCGCGATCTCGGCCTGACTGTGAATGCTGTTCGCCTCATCCAGGCCGGCCGCGAAGATCAGCCCATAGACTTTGGCGCGGATGTTTTTGCAGGGCCTTGTAAATTCTGAGAGCACCTTGGAAAGGATTTGGGCGACTTCCCAATCCACGCTCTCCGAGAGGGCGGCATCCTTGTATTCCTTGATCCGGCGGGCGAGGGCCAAGCCTACGCCCATTTCCTCGCAAATGAGATCCACCTCCGTGTCGATCTCGCTCATGTCGTCGTAGTAGTGTGGCTCGCGGATCATTGCATGCTTTGGCGGATGAGTTCGTGGGCTTTGGCTCGCAATTCCTCGGAGCGGCGCAGCAGCGCGATGGCCTTGTCCTCCAGGGCCCGGATCTTTTTTTCGTCCTTGGGAGTTTTTGGAGCAGGGTGGGAGATTTTGGTCGTCATAGGGTGGCGAGGTGGGCGCGGATCTTGGCGAATTCCTCGGCGACTTGGGCCTCGACGAGCCGGTGGGGGTGCGGGCGGCGGCGGCGCGGGCGGGGCGGTTGCGGACGAGCGGGAGGATTTGGCTTCGCCAGGAGTTTTTGGGCGGTGGCCAAAAGCTCGGTGGCCGTGGCGAGGAGTTGGGCGGCGGTTTTTTCGTGATTCATAGTTGGTTTAGGGTTTGGAGGGGGAAATGGCGGCGCATTGCCAGAGGAGTTCCACGGTTGCGATTTGGCAGTGGTCGAAGTAGCACTCGGCGCACACAGGCCCGAGGTCCGGATCGAGGAGTTCCGAGACCCGCGCATGGCCGAAAGCATCGCAGACCAAGCACAGGCAGCCGACTTGGTCCTCGGAGAGTTCGAGGCTATTCATCGAAATCCTCCCATTCCGCCCACCGCTGGCGGCGCTCCTGCATCCGGCGGATGCGGTCATACATATTCCGCTGGCCCATGCAGTAGCAGGCCCACATCGAGCCAAAGGCGATGAACGACAACAATACAGCCTCCCACGCGCTCATTTCGCGACCTCCTGTTTTTTGATAGCAGCCTCTAAAATCTTCGCCTTGGTTTTGTAGCCATGGTCCAGACACATCTGGCGCGCCACTTGCAGATTGGCTAAACACCGCTGAGTGCCCTGGATGTTCGAAAGTTTGATTTGAGTCCGCAGATCGTCGACCGAGCCGAAAACCAAGCGGTCCACATCCTCGCCATCGATGATGATCCCCTGACGATCGGGCATGAGCCACTCGCGCCAGTCCTTGAGATCAACCCCTCCGTGCTCTCTGTGTTCTCTGTGGTTAATCATTTCGCCAACCTCTTGGTAAGCGCCGCCAGCACGACCGGCAGGGCGAGGAGTTGGAAAAACTCGATGCCGTAGCCGAGGCATCGAAGGATGGTTTCGTATTGCTCACTCATTTATTGATCAGGGTTGGGTTGGGTTGGCATCCGAAAACTCGCGCCGGGCCGCCGTGTCGCGGCGCACGAGGTCGCGGAGGTATTCGGAAAAGCTGGAGTAGGTCCCATCGATCCGCCGAAGGGCTTGGGCGTGGAGTTCGGCCGGGATGCGGAATCCGATGAAGGGGTTGGCCGTGTCGTTTTGTTCGTCGCTCATGTGTGCTCACTTTATTTTCAAAGTGTGCTCACTTTGCAATCAAAGATTTTATCTGGCGGGGTATTCACCCCATGTTTCACGAAAGATTTCTCTTGACACCCGCATGGGGACTGGGTTTGCGGGCGAAATTATTTTTTCGGGGTGCAGCGAGAGAGAAAATAAAAGTTGCGGAATGCGTGCACTCGTTAAACAATTTTTAACGATATGAGCGCAGAAGAAAAATTCGTTGGCTTCCGGGCGGACCCCCGCCTTGTGGAGAAAATCAAAAAGCGTGCCAAGTCCGAACACCGCAGCCTAGCCGCCCACATGCGGTGGTTGGTGGAGCAAGATCTCGGAGGAGGGAACAGCTCGATACTGCAGGACAGCCCGGAAGGAAACGATCCTGCGCCTCTTGCCCCACGCTCCAAAGTTTCTTATCGCCCTGGAAAAATTAAAGGTCAATAATTTCCAAGTCATGAAACTTTTATTTTCCACTCTCGCCGCGCTGGTATTAGCCGCCACTCTTGCCAAGGCTAACTCCACACGGGATGCGCAGTTTTATTTGAACACTCCAGAGAAATACGAAGGCAAAAAGATCGTTCTCTACACGGCCCATGTCAGGCGCCAGGCATCGAGCCAAGATGGTTCGAAGGTGATCTTCAGCGCCTACACGATGTCGCGCGATGAGGATGATACCTCCTACATCGATGTCCTCGTGCCGAAAGACAAAGCCGACGCCTTCGCGCGGCGCTACGGCACGGATTTCAAATACCAGGGAGACAAAGTGCGAAAAGTCTCCATGCGCGGCACCCTCGAGCAGATCAACGATATCTGGTATCTCGACATGACCGGCGAGGATTAAGCCTTGCCCGATTTTTTTGCGGGGCGGTAGAAGGTTGTTGTGCGCGGGGTGCCTTTGCCGTCGTCCACTTTGTGGGTGCAGCGGTCGAGCAGGCCCTTGCTGGCTTTCCCGGAAAGCATACGGGAGGCTCCGGAGTAGCTGAGGCCGAGGTCGTCGGCGATTTCGCGGACGGTGCGCCATCCGGCGGCGCGGAGAGGAGCGGCATCCGTGATGCGGGAGGTTTCAAATACGGCTTCCCACGCGGATGTCAGATCGGGAGAAGCCAGGGATTCCCCTTTTTTCTTTCGCATAAATTCACGGTGAGGGATGTGTCGCAGTAGTGGCCGTAGGCGAAGCCCTGCGACCAGGCGAGGGTCGCCCGGCGGGTGGAGGCATACGCCATGTCGAAGTTGGCGAGCATGCCCACGCAGTAGCCGCTGGCGCCATCGAGATTGCGGGCGCGCTCCCAGCCGACTCGGTGCAGGTGGGCGAGCACCACATTCCCATAGGTCTCCGCGTGGTCGCGGATGGCGGAGACATTGAACATGTAGCCGTGGACGAATTTCGTGCCGCCGAGGGTGACGCTGCGACGGATGCCGTAGGGGGTGAGGGTGGCCTTGAGGGTCTTCGCCGTGTCCTCGAGCTTGGCGATCGTCATGTTCGCCGCGTAGGCGAGGAGCGCGTTCGGGCTTTTGGAGAATTTCCACAGGCGCGCCTCGTGGTTGCCGCACAGGATGTGCTGCGGCCGGAGCTCGTGCAGGAATTCGATGCCCGCCGAGAGGTCTCCGGTGACATCGGCGGCGTGGTCGGAGTCGTTGCTATCGCGCACGGCCCCGGCGCGAAAGGCCGAGAGATCGATGAAGTCGCCGAGGTGCAGGGTCGTGTCGGGCTTCCAGCGTTCTTTGAAAGTGAGCACGGCCTTGCGGGCCTCGGGATCGATCTCCGCGCCGTGGCTGCACCCGACGGCCATCCATTTCTTCCAGCCTTTCATATTTTGGGAGGGGCGTCAGGGCCGAAGTCGTCTCGGCTAAAAAGTGGCTTCCCGTGCTCGTCGAGAGTCGGGAAATGGCGGAGGCAGGAATAGGCGCGGTCTTTGAGTTCGCTGCCTTTTTTGGGGCGTGTGTCCGTGGTCATGAGGTCGCGCAAAAATTGTCGGGTCTTTTGGAGGGCGTAATACTGCTCGCAGCGCAGGCTCACGCTTCCTCCTCCTCTTCTTCTTCGTCCTCTTCGAAAGGCCAGAGCAGGTCTTCGGCTTCGCGGGCGAGGGCTTTGGCTGCGAACTGGTTTCCGAATTTAAAATCCATGTTGTATGTCGTGCCTTCGTCTTCCCAACTCACGACCGCGATGCCGTGGGCGAAATGCTCGGCGAGGAGTGCACGGGCTTGGAGCATGACGGCCTCGCGGTCTTTGGGCGGGGCGGGTTTTTTTGCCATATCAGAGCACGCGGTTGAGGGCGGCGAGCAGGGCGGCGTGGGCGGCGGGGGAGCAGTCGTCTTTGCGGCCGGGGGCGACATCGGCGTGGCGGAGAATGTTGGCGAGGGGGATGTGGTGCTCGCGGATGATGGGGAGGAGGTATTCGACGGCGCTGAGGAGGGCGTCTTCGCTGAGCGGAGTTTGGTAGGTGTCGCCCTCCCATGCCATGCCGACAGAGAATGAGTTGGCGTCTTTGCGGCCTTGCCAGCTTGAAACCCCGGCGTGCCATGTTCTCTGGCTCGGCAGGGCGAGGACGGCGCGCTTTCCGTTGCGGGCGATGATGCAGTGGTAGGAGACTTTGCTGACGGGGTCACAGCACCATGAGACCGATCCGGCGTAGGCTCCGGAGGTGTGGTGCAAGATCACATGGGTGGGCTTTATCACGCGGCCCGCGCTGATGTTGGGCGTGCGCTTGTTCGTCTGTTGGTAAAACTTTGGCTCGGGCTTGAGGGTGCCGGAGGTTTTGGCGGGGGAGGTTTTGGCGGGCTTCGCGGGCTTCGGCTCTGGCTGTGGCGCGGGGGATACCTGCGGCTTGGGGAGCATAAAGAAGCGAGCGAGGAGGGAGATCATTTGTCTTTCAGAGCAGGCAGGGTTTTTTGGAACTCCCCAAGGGCGTTCCAGAGGTCGCGGTTGGCGGCTTCGCCTTCAGTCAGGCGCGGTTCGAAACGGACGCTGGTGCGGATGTGCAGCGTGCCTGCCTCGCCGACGCGGTCGCCAAATGGGGGCATCGGGACGGCCACGCACGAGGTCAGGAAGGCGAGCGCCAGAAATATCCATCCCAGCATCACCATGGTTGCCGCGACGCGGGGCGGGGTCATTTTTCTTTTCGGAAAATGTTGATCGTTCCGACGAGGCCGAGGCCGGCCGCCACGATCTGGTTTTGAAGTTCTGGCTCGAGCTTCACGCCGAGGGCGACGGCGACGAGAATCAGTCCGCGCCATGTAGAGTTCTCGGAGAGACGGTCGAGGACAAAGAAGATTGCTTTCATCGAGTTGGCGCGGCGTGTCAAAGCCCTAGCTGTTGTGCCGGTCGAGCTTGGATTCCAGCCGGTCCATGATCGTGATGGCGCGGTTGGTGGTCTGCTGGTTGCTGGAAATCACTTCGAGCATTTCGCGGTTCGCGGTTTTGAGGTGGGTGACGAATTCCTCGTTCTGCTGGTCCATCTTCGACTCGACGCGCTCAAGGCGGCGGGTGAACCACCGGAAAAGCACGCCGGCAAAAATGAGGCCGATCACCACGAGCGCGATCAGGTGCCAGGTGGCATCCTGTCGCGCGGCGTGGTTGACAAAGCTCAGGGCGGACTCGGGGGTCATGAGTTCGCCTGGGCGATGAGGTTGCCGACGATGGCAGTGGTCGCCACATTGGCGAGGCGCTCGGTGTTGAGGGCCGAGACTTTGGCGAGTTCGGCGGTGAGCTCAGAACGCACGGCTGCGGCCACCGTGGCCGCTGCAGGCGCAGTGACTCCGGCGATAGCGGCTTCGAGGAGGCTTTGGTCTGCGGGATCGCTAGGCAGCGCATCGGTCTTCGCTTTGATGGCGGCGACATCGCTGTTGGCTGGCTCGACATAGTCAGCATCGGCGAGGCGGGTTCCGACGGCGACATCCAGCTTCGTAGAGTTGGCGTCGATCTCCTGGCGAATCTCGACGGCTGTCGGTCCGCTGGCGCTTGTGAGCGTGCGTGAATTGTAGTCCCAGATATCAGCGGGAGTGACCGACGCCGGGGCGTTCGTGAGCGTGTCCACGGTGCCGCCGGTGATTTCCTTGGTGCTTGCGGACCAGACGGCTGTTGCCACAGAGGCCGCGCTGGGAGCGGCATCGGTCGGGATGCTGTCGATCTTGCCTCCGGTGCGCTCTAGGTCGCTGCGGATGGCCGCGACAAGCGAAACTTCCGAGAGGTTCTGGTTGCCGATCGCTCCCACGATTGCGTTGAGCACGGCTTGGCCGTCGCCTTCGTTGAGGATGGAGGACTCGACGGCGGTTGCAATGGCTGCGCGTTCTGCGGTGGTGAGCGAGTAGCCTGTCTTGTCTGCCGCCGCCCAAACTGCCGATGCGATGTCTCCGGCTGTTGGTGGAGTGCTTGGCGCGGTGTAGGCCGAACCAGCGAGCCTGCTCGACACGGAGGCGTCGAGATTGGAAAGCTCGGTCAGTTCGGTGCGCACGGCGGAGGCCACCGAGGCGGCACTAGGCACGCTAGGGATGTCGGCGGTCGTGAGGGTCGATCTGGTGCTGGTGGCGACATCCAGACGCCCAAGCTCGGTGGATAGCTCCGTTCTCACCTGTGAGGCGATTTGGCTCGGCGTCGGCACGGTCGGCGCGTTGGTGAGGGTTGTTGCGGTATCGACCAATCCACCCGTGATGGTGCGGCTGGCTGCTCCCCATACGGCCGAGGCTACGGCAGTTGGATCAAGCACGGCTGTGCCGGTTGTTTGCATCACTGCGCCTGTGCCTGCGGTGGCGCTGTGCGTGGCAGGGACGGTGAATGTCACTGATGTTCCAGACACCACCGAGGCGATGGTGTAGGTGCTGTTCCACTCGGAGTTCGATGCGCCGGTGACCTTAAACTCATCGCCGACTACGAGCGGATAGCTATAAGCCAGAGTAGCCGTGGCAGTCGTGCCGCTGCGGGTGGCCGTGAATGGCATGCTTGGCCCGTAGTTTACCGAGAGCGCCACCGATCCGCGAGCAGGGACGGTGAGGCGTCCGGTCTGGGAGTTGCTGATACCGTATGCCACGCCGCTGCGGACATCGGTCGGGGCGGCTTGGTTCAGTGCGGTCGAGTTGTCGGCGGTGAACATATCCACATAGGTGCCGATTCCGTTGAGAGCGTAGCGCGTCTTGGCGGCCAGCGGGGTCGTATTCAATATAAATTTTTGCGCATAAATTGGCACGGTTCCGTTTGGGGAAAAAATAAAACTCCCACTGGCCATAACCGTGCTGCCCGCTGTGGTAGAGGTTATTGCGGGAATATCATTCAGCGCAGTCAATTCACCGTTCCAAATAATCGTTCCGGTTGTGCTATTTGTTATTGCTCTGCCTAAATTGGTTCCATTTGCATTTATTGTTCCTCCAGAGGCGTTTGAAATAACTGGCGCGGATGCTCCGCCAGTTTGTGACAACAATCCGGTGAAATTTATGGTTCCGCCAGCCGAGTTTGATATGCCGAAAGCGTTTTGGCCGCTTGAATTATTTTTAAATACTGCGGCATTTATATTTAATATTCCAGAACTTGTATTAGAAACAACGACTCCAGTTCCCAGCGAGATCGTTTCACTCAAAGTAAGTGACGCGCTTGCTGGGCTAGCTTGCGAAAACTGAATAACCGGTGTTGTGCCAGCCGCAGAAATTGTTGTCGCCGTCAGCGCGACTCCGTTTTGCAGCGCAAAAAACCCCCCTGCAGTCCCACCGTAGGTAGTGCCATTTGTGATGTTGTCGCAGGTGGCGTTGGCGGTGATTGTGACCGTGCGGTTGTTGGCAATAGCATTGTCGCCAGCTACGGGAACGGACGCTCCAGGAGACCCTGTAGCAGTCGCTGACCATGTGGCGGTATCATTAAAGTTGCCAGAGGCAACGGCGAATCTGTTCGGCATATTAAAACCCTTTCGAGATAATGAATTTTTGGATAGCCGCGCTGATTTCAGCAACGGCGGTGAGAGTGGGGGCGTCTGCACCGGAGAGGGAGCCGAGAGCGATATTCACCGACTGCTCTTGCGCCTGCTCTGGCTCGCCGTCTTCGACTAAACGGGTTGGGATGAAACGGGCGGCGATGGACGCATCGCTGGAGCCATCCGCGTTGTATTTGCCATTGATGGCGAGGTTCAGCGAGTAGCGGTCGTAGGTTTTGCCGTCGATTTGGAGTGGAGTGGATGCTGTCATGGTGGTGGGTTTTTTGAGGTTTTTAGCTGTAGGAAAGGGAGGCGCGATTTGACCACGCGCCGGTGGCGGAGCTTTCGCTGGATGTGGTGCCAGCGGCGTTGAAAATTGTCCTCGAGATTTCCCAGGACTCGGAGTCATACACCGAGCCGGAGTTGGGGAAGTCCGAGTAAAGTAGGAAGCCGAGGTAGGTGGTGGTGCCGTCGGCAGAGAGGTCGAAGGCCCAGACGCGATCTGGCGCGTCTTTGGTTCCGGCCAGTTTGTAGACTTCGCCGGTGGAGGGGTGCTTGGCGTAGATTCGGCGGTCGGTGTGGTTGATCGAAATCGCTCCGGGCGAGAGCTGGTCGGCGGTTGGGATTTTGCCCGCGACCGTCGAGAGTTTGGGAACTATTTGTGTGTTTGCCATGTGGCGTTTTTTGTTTTGCGGAGTTTTGACCCCCCGCGTGGCGAGGCGCTATTTGAGCGCCCCGCCGGGGTTGGGTTAGGGACTAGTAGCTGCCGCCATCGATGACGCTCTCGAGAGCGCTGATGCGGGTCTCGTGGTCGGCGACATCGGCCTCGACTGCGTCCAGGCGGCTGTCCGCGCTGGCGTTTTCGAGGGTGGTGATGCGGTTGGACAACGAGGTGTCGGCTGTCGCGCGAGTCGAGCTCTCGGCATCCAGATTGGTCTGGACTGCGGCGATGTCGGACTCGAGGCCGGACACATCCGACGCGCGGGCAGCGGCTTCGGCGGAGACTGCGGCGATGCGGGCGGATTCCTCGGAAACAATATCTGCTTCCGCTGCGGTGACGCGGGTGGTCAGCGCGGAGAGGTCGCTCGAGACGGTGTTGATCGAGGTCTGAAGGCCGGAATCGCCAGCGATGCGTGCGGTCTCTTCGGCGGCGATGTCGTCGTTGATCGAGGAGATTGCGGACGCCAGGGCGTTGTCGTTCGTGAGATCGACCGAATTGATCAAGCTGACGATTTCCGCGAAGCTGTCTTTGTCGGCATCAGCGGCGGAGAGGATCGCGTCGATGCGGCCTTTCTCGGTCGAGATTTTGCCGTCGAGAACGAGGTCGGCTGCTTCCAAAGTGGAAACGGCGGAGCTGATAGCGGACTGGCGCGCGGATGTCTCGGCGGCGATGTCGTCAGCGAGGTCGCTCTCGGCTCCTTGAGCGCGGGAGATTTCGGCGTTGAGGTTCGTGGTGAGCGTCGAATCCGCTGCGCTGCGCAGATCGGCTTCGGCTTCTACCGCGTCGTTGACGAAGGTCTTCTTCGCGTAATTGACGCCCGCGAGGTCGTAGACCCCCTCGGCTGTGCCGATGTAAAGGGCCTTGTTTAAGGTGTCGAAACCGGCTTCCCCGTTCTGCAAGGAAACGGGAATTCCAGAACCGCGTTTTAGTTTGATGACTTGTGGCATAGTGGTGATGGGTTAGGTGTTGGTGTTCGTGGGTGGGTGAGTGTCAAAAATTGCCGCCGTCGATGGTTTCGATTAACGACCTGTAGGCGCTCGCGGTGGGCGACCAGCGGTAGGGCATGCCTTCGTCAAGGGCCATGTAGAGGCGGTCGGGTTTCCCGATGCTCGGGAAGCTCGATCGGTTCGGGTATTCGACGACGCTCGGCGGGAGAGTGAGTTCGAACGAAGAGAGATCGAGCGTCTGCGTGATGTTGGATTCGGTGATCGTTGTCATGCGTAGACGAGAGTCTCCCGGTTAGCCCACGAGCCGGTGGCGGAGGCGGTGGCGAGGATTTGGCCTGCGGCGTTGAGGGTGCTGCGGCGAATGGTCCAGGTGGTGGCGGTCTCGGGCAGGGCTGGCGCGGCGGGGCGGTTGGCGTTGAGGAGGCGTCCGCTGTAGGTGGTGAGGCCGTTGGCGCTGATGTCGAATGCGTAGAGGTAGAGGGTCGGGTCGATCGGGGGCTGGACGGTGCGGAGGCCGAGGGCGGTGCAGGAGATTTGCATTCCGCTGGCGGGCGGCTCGTCGAATGTGATGGTGCCGGTGGCTTCGCTGACGGTGTAGTCGGTGACTGGGGTCTGGGTCACACCGTTCAAGGCCACGAGGACATGCTCGGGGTCAGAGCTGACTAGGCCGTCAATCGGGAAAATGACGCTGGCGCCGTCGCCGATGCGGACGGTGGTGTTGATCTGAAGGCCGGGGGCGGCAGCGATGATGAAATCGGTCAGGCCGATGATGTTTGTGGCCTCGAGCGGGGTGATTTTTTCAACGAAGTCGGCATTTGTGGTGCCGTCGCGGAACCAGTATTCCACCACGGCGCTGCCGCTCTCGATGCCGATCGTGAGGCCTTTGTAACGGAGGGCGCTGGTGATGTCGGCGAGCGCGGCGGCGGTGCTGGCGTAGGGGCCGTATTTTGCATCGATGGGCTTGGCGGCTCCTACGACGATTCCGGCTGAGAGTTCGATTCCGGTGGGCATCAGGAGTTCCTCAATTCGATGTTCGCGGCGGAGTTGGTGAGCGCTCCGGCGGAGGTGTGGATTTTGTAACTCTGCGTCCAGAGTGCGGTGGTGACGCTGAGGGTGGCGACGGGGGCGAAGACGACGGTGATTGCGCCGTTATCCAGCGCGGTGACGAAATACCGGGTCTTGGTCGTGCTGGTGCTGGGGTAGGCGATGGCGAGGAATTGGGCGCTCGGCGCGTAGGGGATGGTGAGCGTGCCGGTGGAGTCGGCGATGACTTTGGTGGCGGTGCCGTTCTGGATGGCGGCGACCATGGCGGCGGCGCTGATCGGGCTGGAGGATCGGAAATGGTAAAATGGATGGACGCCGGTGATGGTGGGGGCGCTGGTGCTGTCGGTGGCTGTGCCTGCGGCGCGAGAGGCGGCGAGGTTGGTGCCAGGGACGCCTTTGTTGTCGAAATAGGAGCCGGTGCCTGCGGCGTGGGCGGCGGTGACGGCCCAGTTGTTCGAGCCACTGACGACGGCGGTGGTGAAGGTGAGCGCGTTGCCGGGCTGTGTGGTGGAGGTGATGCCGGTGCCGGTGAAGGTGTAGGCGGTGGCGTCGCCGACGAGGGGGTTGGCATTGGTGGAGCCGTTGCCGTCGAGGATCGTGCCGCGCCCGAATGTGGCGGTGAGAGTGCGGGCGATGCTGCTGCCGATCTCGAGGACGCCAGAGGCTCCGCTCACGGCGAGGGTGATGGATTTTGCGGAGCCGACGGAGGCGAGGATGGTGGGGAAGAGGATGTCGTCGAGGACTTGGACGAGGCTCTTGGATTTCCACGCGCTGGCGGGTGCGGCGGGGGCGCCACCAACGGCGACGGAGACGACGCCGTCGGCGATCGAAGAGTTGTAAGCGGTGGCGAGGGAGTTGCCGGAGATGGCGAGGCCGGAGTTCGCGGGAGTGGTGGGCGTGGGGGCGAGCGTGGCTACGGCTCCGGCGAGGTCGGTGATGTCGGCGGCGAGGTGCGTGTGGACGGTTGGGGCCTTGCCGTCGATCTGGGTCTGTAGGCTGCCGATCGATGCGGCTGCTTCGGCGATGGAGTCGAGGGCTGCGGGGTCGAGGTTCGCGGCGAGATAATCGATCCGCGTCGAGAGCGCGGCATCTCCGGCGATGCGTGCATTTTGCTCCGTGGTCAGGTCGGCGCTGCGGGCGATGGTAGCGGCGAGGCGGGCGTCTGGCAGCGTGCCGGTGGTGAGCAGGCTGGCGTCGGTGGTGGGAGGCGCGGCAGCGACGACGGCGGCCGCGAAGTCGGTGATCTTGCTGGAAAGGTGAGGCTCGGGCGGGAACTCGGTGGGCTTGCCGGTGATGCTGTCCCAATCGGTGGCGAGCGGCGTGACGGTGCCGGTCGAGTCGATGGTGGCAAAGTCTCCGTTGGGGAGGAGATAGAGTCGGCGGCCGTGGTCGGGGGCCTCTGGCGCGCTTCCAGCGATGCCGAAATTGATGAAGCGGACGAGTTGCTCGGTCATGGCGTGGTCGGTGCTGGCATTAATCCGATGCCTGCGGAGGAGTTGAACGCGGCGATCGCTTGATTTGTGCGGAGCGGGGTCATCCACTTTTCGTTCGAGGTGGCTGCCTCAGCTTCGAGCTGCGTGGCTTTGCCGTCTGGTATGGTCGCGGGGGTGGCTTCGTCGCCGAGGATGACGGAGTTTTGGATTTCGACTTGGAGCGTGGCGGTGCGGAGGGCTTGCGTGGGGGCAGTCCACTTGACCTCGAGGTAGGCGGGGATGCTGTCGGGAGAAGATGAAAAGGCGGCCTCGACAGGCTGGGTATTGAGATCGAGGATGGTTTGGCCGTGGGCCGCCAGAGCGAGAAAGTTGGAGTCGGAAAACGAGGACTTGAGCGCGACGGTGGTCTGCGTGCCGGGGATCGCGGAGATGGCGACGCCGTTCTCGACAAAGACGACCTCGATCGGCACTTGGTCGCGGCGCTTGAGCACGAGCGTCTGCAACGCGACATTGCTCGCGGCGGACTTCACGAAGCGCCGGTTTTTTTGGTCGAGGAAAAGTTTCATGCCGCTCGAGCGAGCGGCGGGTGTCAAATCGGGCGGCTCTCCGAGCGTCTCCTAATGCGGAGAGCGGAAGGCGGAGGGCGGAAAGATGCGGTTAGGTTTCCGGTTTCAGTGCTCCGGTTTCCGGTCTCGGTTCGGCGGCTTCCCATTTACCTATCGGGCAGCGTTCGGTGGACATGCGGAGCTTTGCCCAGGTCGAGCAGCCGCACTTGCGGCAGCGTCCGGTGTTGTTCAGCGCGGCGGCGTCCCACTCGGTGCAAGCGCGGCAGGTGGCTTCGCGGGCGGCGAGGATGTCGGGCGGGGTCGCGCTGAAGCCGCTAGATGTCCAGTTGAGGAGGGACTTGCCGAGGCTGGCGGCTTGTTGCGGGAGGGTTGGTGGATTGGCTTTGATCCTTGCGGCGTGCTCGGGCGTGTTCTCTCCACGCGAGATGCAATGTTTACATACGCCTTTGCTAGGCCTCCCACCATAGAGCCCCAGCTTACACAAGTTCATAGATTCGTTTATTTTAACTAAATAAATGCACATGTTTTATTTATCCCAAGCCTATAGTAACAGAACCAGGCTCCGTGTAGTAAGGGTTCTCGCAGTCCGCGCAGAAATTATTGATTAACCAAGTCCCTGAAAGTGTAAATGTGCCTAAACCATCAATTATTCCGCTTGCACTGAACGAGCCGGGCCATGTATTAAGCCAAACAGATAATGAGAGATAACAATTATTCCTGTCATCTTTCGATACTATTACATCAAAGCTGGCTTCGCCGCAGTCTGTTCCAAAAGAATTAGCTATGGCGCACCCTTGATTTTCTGCCACACTACTACCATAACACACTTCTGGGTAAGCCATAATCCACGATAGGTCAGGTGGTGTATACGCAACCGATACCGAAACCGCTGTTGGGAAATCAAACCCATTTGCTAATGTCTTACAACCACCACCGCAACTCGCACCACAACACCCGCACGACACAGCACGGAGGCCGGCCTCGCCGTCGGTTTTGATTTTGAGCTTGTTGTCGGATGTGCGGCCGAGGGTCATGGGAGAGAGTTTTAAGTTTTAAGAATTAAGTATTAAGTGGCGGTTTGCGTGATTGTCTCGGTGGCGTGTCTTAAAACTTACAAACTTAAGACTTAAGACTTGTGCTAGCATTCCTCCGTGGCGATCCATTGCAGCGCGCCTCCCACCGCGCCGAGGACAAAAGTGCCGCCGCCGGGAACGGCTGGGATTTTGAGCTTCCGCGCTCGGTGCCCACCTTGGCCGGTAGTGGTCTCGATGAGTGACGGGTCGGCATCGAGAGTTGCAAAGACGAAGTTTTTATCCAAGTCGGACGCGCGGATTTGGTAAGGGTAACCGCCCGCAGCGGGATTGCCGCCGCTCTGCGCCATTTGCTGGAATGAGACTGGTGGGTCGGCGGGCATTATTTTTTACGCCTGCGGGAGATCCTCGATGTTTTTACTCAGAATGAATTCGTTTTTTGTAAATGACTTACCCGCCGCTTCAAATGTAGCTGTATATTCGTGAAAGCGGCCATATTCGACACTCTCGCAACTCGTTAAAATAAAAGAAATTCCGTTTTGAATAGCCACAAGGCTATCGTAGCCAACAGACTTGTAATCGTTTGAATTTAAGGTTATAAAGCCTGAAGTAGACTGAAATTCACCGTTCACCTGTTGACTGTATTGCCATTTAAGTTTCCCGCCAAAAAGTGTTTGCAGGATTAAAATATCGAATTCAGAAGGGAATTGTTCGCCTGTAATTTTGTAAATTTTGATAAGCGAATTAGGGGGCGTCAAAGGCAGGTCGGTCTGCGTGGATGGGAGAACAAACTTTAAAACCAAGTCGTCGGTCAAAACCTCGGCTTTGTTTAACGGATCGTTAGAAAAAACCTGCCCAAAATTTATTGTGACCGGCAAGGGTTCTTCACCCTCTACAGTAAAAAAAAAGCCTGGCATGTTGGCAACTGAGCCATACACGCCGAGGGTGATTTTTCTTTTTCGCCGACTGACTTCTGAATCCGTCTTCCAGCGACCGTAGGCTGTGACGGTGCAGCGCATGAATCCATTGCCGGTGTCTTGGTAGTCGGGTGCTGGAAAGATGTAGGCGCCATCGATGCACGGCTGCGATTCGGTGATGGCGTCGCCTTCCTGGAAGGCGTCGTAGGTGGCCAAGGCTTTTGGGGCGATGTAGGTCTGCTGGATGAGGCAGAGGCCGCTGGAGAAGGTCTTCGTGAGTCGGTCGCTCTGCTTGATCCATGGCGATGCGGCGGTCTTGCGGAAGATGATTTGTGGCATGGTGGCTAGGCGGCGAGTGCGGCAGTGGGGAGCTTGCGGTTGAGTTCGGTGAGGATGCCTTTAATTTCGCTCACGAGGCCGGTGAGGCCGGAGCTGCTCCCTTCGCTGCCGCCGCTGTTGGAGCCAGTCAGGTCCATCGTGATCGGCTCGGCGAGGGCGGTGCGAATGGCGGAGATGGAGGCGGCGGCGTCGAGGGTGATGCTTTGGGCGGTGGCGGTGAAGGCGGAGAGGCTGCTCTGGAGCGGGGAGGTGTCGCCATCGAGGGGGACGGTGGCGGTTTTGGTGGAGAGGTCGGCGATCTTTTGCTCGGCGGGCTTGGTGTCTGCGTCGGCGGTGACGGTGGCGGTTTTGCCGTTGTTGGCGAGGATGGCGTTGAGGGCATCTTTGGCGGCTTCGGCGTCTTTCACGCCGAGCGCTTCGACGATCATCTGGGTTCGCTTCTCGCCGACGACGCCGTTAAGGGCGTTCTGGAGCTCGTCCATCTTCTCGAAACCTTGGGTCTCGAGAAGGGCATTGGCGGTTTTTGTTCCGGCGAAAGAGTCGAGCTTGCCGATGGCGCGGTCGATATCGGTCTCGCCGGTGATCTGAAGGGCGAGCTGCTTCTGCGCTTCGGTGGGGATGCCTTCTAGGTTGGCTTTGACCTCTTCGAGGCTGCGCGCGCCGATGGTCTCGAAGCTGGCTTGGAAGTTTTTGTTGATCTGCTCCATGTTCTGGAGCGTAGCGAAGGCGTCCTTGACATTGTCCTTGCCGGTGACTTCGAGGGCGACGGCGATGGCTTTTGGGTTGGAGTTCGCGGAGAGTTCGGCGAGTAGGTCTTTCCAGCGCGTATCGTCCACCGTGGTCGTGATGGTGACGATTGCGCTGCGGTCGCCGATGGCAGCGGCGGCGTTTTTGGCGTTGACCATGTTGGTCGCGAGGCGGCCTGCTTCGGTGGCGTTGTTTCCGACCAGCGGTAAATATTCTGCCGTCAGCTTTGCGATCTCTTTTTCATTCTCCAGCTTTTTCTTTTCGCTTTCGAGAGACTTGACCAATTCCTCGTTCCCTGCGGCTTTGGCTTCGTTGATGGCGGTCTCGTATTCGATGAGAGCGACGGCGTTGGCTCTCTCGGTGGCGGCGGCGGCTTCGGCTTCGGCGCGGATTTTGGCACGCTCCTCTTTTTCTTTTTCGAGTTGCTCGGTGGACTTGGCGCGCTCGGCGTTGGTTTCCTCGGTTGTTTTTTTGATGGCCTTTTCTTGCTCATCAATACTTTTTTGGAGCGCACTGAGGTCGTTGAAAAGCGGCGGGACTTTGGCGTAGTTTTCTTCGAAGGATTTCGGAAGGGCTTTGCCTGCTTCGGTGAACTGCTCGGCGATGCGCCCGCCTGCTCCTTTTAAGTTGTCTTCAATGTTATTGGCGGCCGTGTTTGATTGATTGGCCATATCGTTTAAGGCCAATGCCACGGACTCGCCTAGACCATAAGGGAGCGCTTCGAAAGTCGTTGCTAAGTCTCTCTGGATACTAGAGGCGACTTTTTTTCCAAACATTTCAAAAGTGCTGATCACCGTAGAAATCAGAGCGCCAGATGGGGAAAAGATTGTCCCAAGGAAATCACCGGCGGTCTGAAACGCCGCGATCAGGCGCTTGTAGATTTCATTTGCTGTCTGGGCGGCTTGCAGCTTGGTGCTGTCCCAGAAAATCTGGAACGCGGCGGAGATTTGGCCGGTCTGGAAAGCATCCACTGCGCTCTGGAATCCCGACATGGCTTTCTCGCCGCCGAGGAAGGAATTGGCGAGGTCTTGGCCGATCTTGGCGGCGTCGATGCGGGAGAGGGCCGAGGTGATGGCGTCGATGGCGGGGAGGGCTTTGTCGAGGATGCCTGCGGCAAAGTCGCGGACTTTTTCTCCGATGGTTTTGAAGCGGTCGCCGACGGCGTCGAAGACCGAGGAGCGGCGGTCCATGATCTCGGCCATGGATCCGACGGTGTCGCGGGCTTCGCCGAGTTCGCCGTCGAGGTTGGTGAGGAGTGGGAGGAGTTCGGCGCCGGATTTTCCAAAGACTCCCATGGCGGCGGCTGCGCGCTGGGTGGGGTCGTCGATCGATTGGATGCCGGAGGAGAGGATTTTGAACTGCTCGGTGGGGAGCTTGCCTTCGAGTTCTTCGACCCTCACGCCCATCATGGCGAAGGCGCTGGCAGCCGTGCCGGAGCCATCGCGGGCGTCCTCGATGTTCTTCTGCATCTTGGCGATCGAGCTGCCGACTTTCTCCGCGCCGATGCCGGAATTGTCGAACGCTCGCTCGAGCACGAGGAGCTTGCCTGCGGTCTCGCCGGTGGAGGCGGAGAGGTCGGAGAGGCGGCCGCCGAGGTCGAGGGCTTCCCCGAAGCCTTGAATCACATTGCGAGCGGCTGCGAATCCTGCATTCACAACTCCGGTGAAGGCTTTGACGGCGAGTTCGCCAACGGCGACAGCCCCGGCCATTCCGGTAAAAGAGTTTCCGAAGCCTTCCGCCGAGGATTTGGTGTTGGACTCTAGGTTTTTGAGCGAGTTCTGAATTCCTTTGAGGCCTTGCTCGATGCCGTCTGTCTCGGCTCCTATTTTGACTGTGATTGCGGATCCTTCGGCCATGGTTATGCGGTGGCCTTGAGGCCGGGGTATTTAGCGGCGATGTCGCTGGTTTTTTTGAACACGCCGAGGCGGAGGTTTTTCTTGAAGAAGTTCGTGCGGCCACGCATGGCGGCGCGGATGGCATCGCGCACGCTCGGCGTGTAGGTGCGGGAGTTGGTGAGTTCTATGAAGAATGAGGAGCCGTCCTGCTTTTCCGCGCCAGTGGCGTTTTGCGGGTAGTCGCCTCCGGCGGTTTTGGCCTTCTCGACATAGGCGGGGACGCTGATCGAGATGCCGAGCGATTCGGCGACTTGCATCCAGCTTTTCTTTGCGAGGCCTCGGGCTTCTTTGCGTTTGGCAATGCTGCTTTTGATCTGCTTCTGAATCCCTGCCCAGATGGCATCGGGGAGTTTCCACCCTCGAGAGGCATGAGCGCTGCCTGGCATGAGGTAGGTTTTGCCGTTGAGCGTGCGGGCCACGGTGCCTTGAACGCGAGCGGTGATGAGTTTGACCTGTGCGGATTGGGTTTTCTTCACCGCCGCCTCGAGGATCGATTGGGTCTCGGCGCGGATGATGTCTTGAAACGACGCGCCGGTGATCTTGGACATCTCCCGCATGGCGCGGGTGAAGTCGCTGGCGACAACATTGAGACTGGCGGAGGCTTTAGGCATCGAGGTTTTGGAAAGCGGCTTCTATCGCAGCGAGGGAGTCAAAATCGGTGGCGCGGTTGTTGCGGCCCCAGACTCGTTTGCGCCCGTGCGCGAAGTCGTCGGCGTGGAGGATTTGAAGGCCCGCCGCGAACGGGAGGTCTTCGAGGATTTCGCGGAAGCCCCAGCCGGTGATCTTGGCGATGCGGTAGACATAGCTCGCGAGCCAGCCGGGGCTGTTTAGTTTCCCGAGGAATCCTTGGCGCCTGGTTGGCTGGAGTAGCTGGCGAAGTATTCGTTCGTCCGCTCGAGGCAGAGGCTTTGGAGGTCGGCGATCTCTTGGGCGCTCGGAGATTGTTTTTCCATCCAGTCGTCCACGGCAGCGGCGAATCGGGGGAAGTCGTTCACGACGGCGCGGACGGTGGCCTTGGGTGCGCCGTGGATGAAGCCGAAGCCGGAGGCGCGCCACATGATGTCCATGTCGGTGGCGAGGATTTTGTTGCGCTGCATCCAGCTAATCTCGAGCGCGGCGGTTGGGCGGAGTTCCCAGCGGGAGAGCTTCTGCGGGCCGCTGGTCATGGCCTGCTCGCGGAGGACTTCGTCGTCGGTCTCGAGGGTTTCGTTGGTGGTGGATTTGTCGTTTTGTTTTTTCATAGAAATTTGGCGAATCGCTTTTTGTCGGCCTCGGTGGCGTTCTCGGAGATCGAGACGATTTTTCCGTTTCGCTCGAAGACGAGCTGGCGCGGGGTGGCCTTGACGACGCTGACGAGCGTGTCGCGGTTGCGGAGGGCGGCGATGAGGTAGGCCACGGGATGCTCGGGGTTTTTCTCGAGGAAGATGTCGGCATCGCGGAACCACTCCATCACCTGGTTGGCCTGCTGGCCGCTGGTGGGATGGTTGGCGAGGAAATGAAAAACGGTCGTTTCGTCGCCCGAATCGCGGCGAATGCGCGTGGCGGGAGCGGCGGGGTTCTCCGGCTCGAAGCCGAGCGTGAGGAGGATCGTGGCGAGTTTGAGGTCCCGGGTGGAAAATACTGCGAGAGGTTTTGTCGTCATTTTTCGTGATGGGGAACCCGGAGCGGTGAATCACTCCGCTCCGGGCGCTGGGTGCGGGCTGGGCTTAGGAAGCCGTCATCGTGGTCTGGTAGGAGCGGGCGGTCAGGCTGACGGTCTCAAATTGTTCCGCCGCGAAGTTCGAGGTCAGGCCAGTGACGATCGTGGTGGCGCCGAGATCGACAGATGCGGGCATGGTGATGGTCAGCGCACTGCCGACATTTGCGGTGAAAGAGCCGGTGCGCATGCCCTCGATGGAGATTTCTTGGATTGGCTCGGCGACCGCCACAGCAACCACCCCGCCTTGGTCGTCTTTGACCTCGGAGAGCGATGCGGTTTCGTTGACGCTGAAGCTGGTGACGATGAGCCCTGTGACATCAGGTGTGCCGTATTCGGCGGAGCTGACTGCGGTGGAGCGATAGAGAGTTGCGGCCATGGTAGTGGTGGAGTTGGGTTGGTGGTTGCGGGTTTCGGAGAGGGGCGGGTGTCAAATGCCGGAGGTCGTGAACGCGAAACTCAGCGCGGCGGTGGTGACCCAGCGGCCGTCGCTTTGCGTGTCGTCGACCGAGCGGAGGTCGGCTCCGGCGAGGGTGAGCGCGGGCGCGAAGGCGTCGGCGAGATCGGTCGCGGCGAGGAGGGACGAGCGGAGGGAATCGGCGAGGGCGGTGTGGGCTTCGAGCGAGCCTTCGAGGACGGAGGGCGTGACCAGCACGATCGAGGCGGCGGCTTTGTAGAATCCGCGCGCCACGGCTTCGGTGGATTCGCACCCGGCGAGGAGGACGCTTTGGTCCTGCGGGATGGTCTCGGCGCTCTGGCCGGTGTGGACGGGGATGCCGTCAAAGTCGGGCAGGGCGCGGAGCCACGCGGCGAGGGAGGTTTCGACGGGGATGTTCACGCGGCACCTCCTGGCGACATGGTGGCGAGGTATTCGCCGGGGGCGTGGGTCTCGCTGATCTGCGAGAGGAAATAGGTCTTGGCGCTGAAGGTGACGGCTTCGCCTCGGCGGGGTGGGCTTTGCAGGTCGGCGGCAAGGAAACGGATCGAGAACTCGCCGCCTTGACGGAGGCCGCCGGTTTCGAGGTCGAGGCCGATGGAGACGGGGGCGAGGCCGACGCGGATTTCAGCCTGGCGGAACTTGACCGTGGTGCCGTGCGCGGCTTGGCGCAGTTGCGCGGAGCGGAGAGCGAGGGCGTTGCGAGCGGTTGGCGACACGCCACTGGGCGCGTGTCAAAAGAAAAGCCCCCGCCGGGAGTGAGACCGGCGAGGGCTTTGTGCGGGTGCGGAGCGCGGGGTGCGCTTGGAATTACGGGGCGGCTGGGACGATGAGGGCCATCGTGCCGTCGGTGAGGCCTGCAGCGGCACCGAACATCACTTCGAGCGATGCGATGAGCGAGCGGGTGCTCTTGT